TCTGGTTTCGCTTGGTATGCTTCCCACCAAGAAAGAAGTGACTGACATCGCAGACGGCAAGAATGTTCGTGACATAACTCGGGCACAACTTGTTAAGTCAACATTCCGTGTTCTCACTTTGAAACTCGGACAAGTCGGTATCCCGATGATTATGACAAACCACACTTACGATGTTGTTGGTGCTTATGTTCCAACCAAAGAAATGTCGGGTGGTTCTGGTTTGAAGTATGCCGCTTCAACCATCGTGTATCTGTCGAAGAGAAAAGACAAAGACGGAACCGACATCGTTGGTAACTTGATTCGTTGCAAACTTTTCAAAGGAAGGTTGACGAAAGAAAATTCAGAAGTTACAGTGCAACTTAACTACAAGACAGGACTGAACAAGTATTACGGACTCGTTGACTTTGCCGTTGCTGCTGGTGTGTTCGAGAAAGTTTCGACTCGCATCAAACTGCCTGATGGCAAGACTGCGTTTGAAAAGCAGATCAACAACGATCCAGAGAAGTATTACACACAAGAGGTTCTGGACAAGATTGATGAGTTTACACGGAAGGAATTTAGATATGACAATTGATTACACAAAATTAATGAATGAAACTTCTTTTAAAATTGTAAAAGAAGAAGAGGGACTCGTGGTCATTTCTTTGATCGGTGGTCTTTTGAATGAAACAATCGTTGAGTTTAAAGACATTGACATGGTTTTTGATGAAAACGAACATGCCTCATTTTCTTTCACATACGATGTCCTCGGTGAGAATGAAATTACCTTAGAGGAAAGTGAAGAAAGAAATAATTTCTTCACAAATATTTTGTTTTCTGTGATGAATGAACTGATGTATCCGGAAGATTACAAGGAAGATTGAATTGAAATCAAGAGAAGAGGTTATTTTAGAAAACCTCATTCATAATGAAGAGTATGCAAGAAAAGTTATTCCTTTTCTGATTGAAGAATATTTTTCTGATAACACAGAAAAACGAGTGTTCAAGCACATCAAAACTTTTATCGAAAAGTATAACACAACTCCTACTCAAGAAGCACTTGGCATCATCGTTGACAATGACGATAAGTTGTCCTCTGATGATTATGAATCCTGCACCACCTATGTTGAAAACCTGAACGGATCAGAAAATGTTGACATGGGTTGGTTGATGGATGAAACAGAAGACTTCTGTAAATACCGTGCCATATTTAATGCGATGAGTGAGGGAATCCAAATTCTTCAAGGCGACTCGCCGGATAAGAAATGGACATCTCTTCCCAGCATTTTGTCGGACGCTCTTGCCGTTTCTTTTGACACTCACATTGGACACGATTACATTGACGATTCATCTGACAGATATGAGTTTTATCAGCGGAAGGAAAAGAAGATCCCGTTCGATCTAGACTTGTTCAATCAAATCACAGGTGGTGGTACACCGCTTAAAACATTGAATGTTGTGATGGCAGGGACAGGTGTTGGCAAGTCTCTCTTCATGTGTCACCATGCAGCAAACTGTTTGTTGCAGAATTTGAATGTTCTTTACATCACGCTCGAAATGGCAGAGGAACGAATCGCTGAAAGAATTGATGCGAATCTGCTCGATGTTCAGGTGAGTGATCTTCGTCAATTACCAAAGAGTGTTTATCAAACAAAGGTTGATAGAATTAGTCAGCAGGTAAAAGGTAAACTTATTATCAAAGAGTATCCCACTTCAACAGCAAACGCAAATCACTTTCGTGTTTTGTTGGATGAACTTAAGTTGAAGAAAAGTTTTGTCCCTGACATGGTGTTTATTGATTACATCAACATCTGCTCTTCATCTAGACTGAAAGCAAATGGAAGTGTGAACTCATACACTTTTGTCAAAGCGATTGCAGAAGAACTTCGAGGACTCGCTGGTGAATACAACATTCCTATTTTCACTGCCACTCAACTGAACAGAACTGGATCAGTCAGTACCGATGTTGGCTTGGAGGACACCGCTGAGTCTTTTGGTTTGCCACAAACTGCCGACTTTATGTTTGCGATTACAAGCACCGAAGAGTTGGAAGAGATGAATCAAGTGATGGTAAAACAATTAAAGAATCGGTACAACAGTGCAACGATGAACAGAAAGTTTGTTGTTGGGATTGACAGATCCAAGATGAAATTGTTTGATGTGAAACCGGAAGAGAATGAAGATTTGGCAGAGTCAAACTATGAGCAAAAAGACATGCCGGGCAATGGTTTTGATTTTAGACCTAAGAAGTTTGAAAAGAATTCTAGTGATTGGAAATTTTAATGACATCATTCATCGACAAAAAATATATCAATCTAGTTTCTGGACAACTAGAAAGATTTAAATGGAAATCTGCAACCCTAGCCAATTGCAGATGTCCAATATGTGGTGACTCACAAAAGAATCGAACAAAGTGTCGAGGTTATTTTTACGAGAAGAGTAATTCGTTTTTTTATCGCTGTCACAATTGTGGCTTTGGTAGTAGCATTAAGAATTTTTTAGATCGAGTTTGCCCGTCTTTGTTGAATGAATACACAATGGAAACATTTAATGAGAGTTTCACTCCAAGGAAAAAGAAAAAAGAGGTAAAGATGGATTTTAAACCATTCGCATCCAAAAAAGTTGGAAAGGTTAAGGCACAAGAGTTAAGTCTTTTGCCAGATGAACACCCATGTAAAAAGTTTGTTGCCGAAAGAAAGATACCAGAAAAATGGCACAAGAAACTCTTTTACACCGATAACTTTAATAACTTTGTGAGTATTCTAATTGATGACTCTGTTAGTTATCCAGAAGAAGAACGGCTGGTGATTCCTTTTACGGACAAAGATGACAATGTGTATGCCGCACAAGGAAGAAGAATTGTAGATGGTGAGACACCAAAATACTTCACAGCAAAGCCAAAAGAAGAAGAAAAATTGTGGTTTAATCTTTGGGATGTTGATGTCAACAAGCCAATCATGATTGTAGAGGGTCCGATTGATTCTATGTTTTTGAGTAACGCAGTTGCAATGGTTGGCTCTGGAGCGATTACCGATTTGCCAGAGCGTTTGCAAGACGCAGAGATAATTTATGTTTTAGATAATGAACCTAGAAATAAACAAATAGTTTCTTATTACAAAAAACTTATTGATTCTGACAAAAAAATATGTATTTGGCCCTCGTCCGTGAAATGTAAAGATGTTAATGATATGATTTTAAGTGGAATGGATTCAGAAGAGGTAGAAGAACTAATTACACAAAATTCTTTTTCCAATTTAGAGGCCTCATTAAAGTTTAACAATTGGAGAAAGGTATGAGTGATCAAGCAAGAGCGTTTTTAGAAGCGGTGTTTGAATTTTCTACACACTACGCAGAATATGTAAAAGAGATGGACGAAAGTTTACACAGACGGGCAGTTGATTACGCAAAAACTTTTACCGATGTTGAAGGTGTAGAGTTTACATATGTTGATCAAGACGAGGAGGAAGATGAAGATGAGTGAACCCGTGGTGGAAACAATTCTTTTGTCCCTTATATTTTTAGGGATGATTACATTTACTTACATCATGTTAAAAAGTGATAGGGACGATCAATGAAAATTAAAGTTTTAGATAAAGGACATGTGGAACTCATGGATCACATGGGTAGCGATCTTACCGTATGTAATGCTGCAAGAGTTTCGTTCAACAAAGAATCTGAGTGGGGATTAGACTTCGATGCGATTGCAAGACTAAAAAGTTGTCCCTACAATAAGGATGATGTGCGGTTGCTGAAAGAGAAAGACGAAAAACTTATTCGTTATCTTGCAAAGCACAATCACTGGACTCCGTTCGCTCATCCACAAATCACGCTGCGAGTCAAAGCACCCGTTTCCATTCGCACACAATTCTTTAAGCACAAGCAAGGATTCGTGGAGAACGAGATCAGTCGTCGTTATGTTTCTTATGAGCCAGAGTTTTACTCCCCAACATGGAGAGGAAAGCCAACCGATGGTGCAAAGCAAGGGAGTGAGGACTTCATTACAGAGGAAACCCGAACAAATTTGTATGACGCTATTTACAGAGAGTCAT